CTCCATGCAAGGCCATGTGTAGGAGGGGTAGGTAAGTTTTAGCTTACCTGGACGGGAAACATCGGTCGATGTAGCCCGCGGCGACGCTGTACCACGCGTCGCCTAGCTCGTCTTTCGGCGAGACTGCCTGTGGAATGTAATCCCAAAAGGGTACAGACCTTTGCAGGACTTTCGATCTACGTGGCTCATCCTTTCGCAAGGATTTAGCCACGCGACCGTCCCTGATAAAACCGCCAACTACCGAGAGAAGTATTCCCGCAGCGTTATAGCTAAAGCCGCGGTAGCACTTCCTGCTGGTAGTAACCTCGTCAGTAGGAACAGTCCACGTTTCGTCGATCGTAACACGAGCCCGATATAAAAGGGCCCGAGTCGCAATCGAATAGTAAGTGAGCTGTGCTCTACACTCTGGTACTTTGATGCCTTCTGAATCACCATCGCTAACCGGGATAGGTAAGAACCTAACCCGAGCAGCGAGATAGGAGACCAAAAAGTCAACACAGACACCAGTGCGCGAGCTCCACTTGATGAGACGGTTGATAGCGGAGTAGCAGTCAGTCTCGGAGCGCAGCTTCTTGATGTAGATGCCTCTTACGAGGTGTCCACGCCAGTAGTCTGCACCACAAGACTCTCTAAAGTCTCCAACGTTGAATGACTTGGCAACATTCACCGTATAGCCGAATAACTGGAGCGCATGGCAGACATAGTGGTACGCATCACTGCGGACGACGATGTCATCTCCAAAGACGCCATAGTTTCCGACAATAGACTTACGCTGAAATTCCATTCCTGGAACGCCAGTTTGGGTCGGTCTGAAGTAGCGAGGCCGTTTCGGCTCGATACCCAAGACCTGATAACAGGAGACTACGATCGCAGCGAAAACCATGGTCTGCAATGAGAACGTGAAACCGTTCCCCATTGAACTGACCATGAAAAGCTCCTCTAGTTTGCCGTCTGGCCGACGGACAAACTTTGTTCTGAGACGCTCTAGCCACACTACAAGGTAGCGTGGTAGGATACTTCTGCAGAGCATGAGGGACTTACAATCAGAGGCGGATACCAGGTCGATCGTTGCGAAACGACCGTCCAGGGACCCTAACCTCGCCATTTCTCGATTAATGTCCGGCTGATAAGACAGGTTTATGCCCGTGTTATCCTCTGTACATCTGTCGATGGCTAACCCGAGTCCGCGTTGGTAGAACATACCAAGCACAGTCTCGGAGATGATTGTTCGCTTGATGTCGAACTGCTTAGGAGCAAAAGAAAGGTTACCCACGTCTGTCACCCGCCCTCCACGCATGGCACTACGAGCTGTTTCAGCTTGTGCCCACGTAGGGTGCGAAGAAACGGACCGACGGTAAATGTCGTATAGCTGAGTACTGGGAGCGCTAAGTGTCGAATCGAACATCTTCGTATAGAAGTTGTACTCTTTGACACCAACGTTCGCACCGTTTCCCAAACATCCTAAATTAGTAATTTCGGACGTTGAGATAGGTAGCCCACCTGGATGAAGCCAACGCTCGAGATTGTATTTCACAGTCTCGATGAGGACATCGTCATAAAGCCTCTTCGGCTCAAGTACGAAGTCCCGGCACTGAAGATTGCATGCTAGGAATTTCTCCACAGCACGATCCTCAGCAGTTGGCGACACCAGATCCTCAAGTTTCTTGAGGAGGGATGACGCCCCTTGCAGGGCGTCTACCTGCGACAGCGACATGTCTGATCGGACAAAGTCATCAGTCGACGGAAGCTCAGCTAAAGCGAGCCGCTTGAGAAGAGAATAGTCTATCCGCACCGTCTCTTTCATGCGTCACCTCATGCACTGGGAGTAGATCCAAAATGGAGCTCCAGCCACTCGGGGGGAACCTCGAGCCAATCCTCGTGCTCAGCCAGTTCATGACTGAGATTCACTTGGATTGCAGTGTACTTACGCTGAAGCCATACGTTCCTTTTCAAGATCGAGCTGTTATGCTTGATATAGAGTGGGATACGGATGTGAGTCAGCGGATGTCCACCAGTGCCGGTTTTCACCGGAACAAGGTAGAAGTGCCGCGCCGAGATGTGTCCATACATCTTACGCTCGACTATGTCGTAGACAGTGTCAAGCGTTCGCTGTGAGAACACCGCAAGGCGTGTTTCAACTTCGATGCGTCGACCCTTGGTTTCACCAGGGGCTGACAGCATCAAAATGAAGTGGTACTGATCTACAAGATTCATCATTTCAATTCCTTACAAAGGATAGGAGTGAGGTGAGACCGAACACGTCGATGTAGCAAACTACGGGGCGAGCCCCGCAATATGTTACATCACGCCAGTGATGGCGGTGTCGCCCATGCCAGCAGATTGCTGGGTGAGAGCGCCGATGTGTGCGGAAAAGAGCGCACGCAAGTTCGCAGGATCTGCCGCATCGGAACCCGAAGGGATTTCGATGACGGTGGAGATACGAGCGAGGGCGTACGGTTGGCCGGCGAGGGGAAGAACTCCCTTCTTGGTGACCACCTTGTAGGTGTTCAGCAGAACACTCGGAAGCAGACCCGTCACCGGGTTCGTGCGGCCCAGGATCTTGAGGATCTTGGGACGCCAGAACGCGATGGTGAAGGGCGCTGCGACCGAATGGGCCACAACACCCGTCTGGGTGCCACCGAGAGCCGTTACGGCCGATTGCTTCCCGTTCACGTCGGACGCGGTATCCGCGGTCAACGTGTACGTGGGAGCGGTGAAGCCCGTTTGGGCAGCCCCCGTGATGGGGGACGTGAGTGACCAGGTCATGTTATTGTTCCTGTTGTTCTTGATTTTGTTGGTTAGAACATAGAGCCCAGACCGGGCCGCTTGTTCAAGGAGCCAGCACCAGCTAGAGCAGCGATATTCAGCCACTTAAGCGAGTCAGCGCCGGGAATCTTAATTTCAGGCTTTAAAACCGGAAACGAAGATTGAATCCGACGTTTGACTATGCGGGCAGAAGCTTCATAGGAACCTAAGCTCCCACCAATGAGACCAGGTTGTCCAGCATTGACGTCCAAAGAACCTTTGTCACGTCTAGTCTGGATAATGGTTTCATTGAGCCATGTCACATCCGAGGTATCCGTAAAGGCATACGCAAGGATCTCTTGGACATTGAAGAAGTAGTCCACGAGGAATGAGAATGGCAACAGCTCCCACACAGAGGGCACGAAATTCTCGGGTGTGAACCCGACAAGATCGCGTAGCCTGCGTGCGGAGCCGAAAGGTGCAGAGACCTGAGATCTATAGCCGCCTCTGTAGATAACCTCTACATAGGTGGCCACTTCTCGAGTAAACAGAGCAGCGATTTCCCCTGCGGGATACTGCAACTCTGAAGACTTGAGAATCGTCTCAAACGCTTTGCCGTAACCCTTAATCTCTGAATGGTGAGAATCCATAGAGAAGCGGGCCATGGTTTCGGCCGCGTCCTGAACATCGTTCAGTAGCGGCTTGATGCCAAAGGCAAAGGTCAACCAACCCTCGTATAGACCTTGGCGGAATTCCGCCCAAGGCTTCGGCTTTCTCTTAAGCGCTGAAACCGAGTCATGATCAGGT